CGGCCGTCTACACCATGGCGGGCAGGGAGGGCGCGGAGTTCCTGACCGACGCGCTCGAGGTGACCATAGGTTTCGACCAGGTGAACGAGCGCGCCGTCCGCACGCTGCGCCAGGAGCGCTTCCGCCTCATACAGGAGTTCACGGCCGAGCAGCGCCGCGCCACGCGCGAGGCGCTGGTGCAGGGCACGATCCGCGGGCTCAACCCCCGCGACCAGGCCAGGGAGTTCCGGCGCAGCATCGGCCTCACGCTGCGGCAGCAGCAGGCGGTGCAGAACTACCGCTCCCTGCTGGAGCGCGGGTCATCCGAGGCGCTCACGCGGCAGCTGCGCGACAGGCGCTTCGACGCGACAGTGCGCCGAGCGGCGCGCGAGGGCCGCCAGCTGAGCCAGGATCAGGTGGACCGCATGGTCGGGCGCTACCGGGACCGGTACGTCCGCTACCGCTCGGAGGTCATAGCCCGCACGGAGGCGCTGCGCGCCGTCCACCAGGGCACCGACGAGACCTACCACCAGGGCGTCGAGCAGGGCGCCTTCGAGAGGGACCAGCTGCGGCGCGAGTGGGTGACGGCGCGCGACGAGAGGGTGCGCGACTCCCACGACCTGCTCGACGGCGAGGTGCGCGGGCTGGACGAGCCGTTCGAGGGCCTCGAGGGCCAGCTCATGTTCCCTGGCGACCCGCTGGCCCCGGCCAGCGAGACGGCGCAGTGCCGGTGTGCGCTGGCGACGCGCGTGGAGGCGCCGGACCGGACCCCGACCGAGGCGGGCTGAGGTCTCCGAGCTAACGCAGGTCACCCGCGCGAGCCGGCCGCGCTAGCGTGTCATCGACCAACCATCATTTAGCGCCGTCCAATTAACGAGGGGATACGCCAGTGGCACAGACCAAGCACCGCGACGACCAGCTGTTCGTCGCGCCGGTGGAGTTCGCCGACGAGATCGTGCCCGGCGCGGCCAACTCCGGCGCCGCGCCGGCCCCGGCCGCCGGCGTCTCGACCTTGTTCGACCGGGCCCGCTTCGTGCGGCACACGCGCCTGACCATCGAGGGCGCCACGCTCTCCATCGCGGCGGCCGACGACTTCGGCTCGCTGCTGCTCGCCACCCTGCCCGACAGCAACCTCATGCTGCTCGCGGTGGAGCTAGACCTGGAGCTGGTCAAGGGCGAGGAGGTCGGCGGCCTCGTGGCGGCCACCGACGTGGGCGTAGCGGTGGGCACGGCGGCGGCGTCCAACGCGACGCTGTCCGGCGCCATGATCGACGTGCTCGACCAGGTGGACCTGACCGCATCGGACGCCTCGCCCGCGCTGCAGGTGCACTCGCAGGCTGACGCGACGCTGACCTACCCGATCCAGATCGCCGACGGGGCGTCGAGCGAGCTCTACCTCAACGCGGCCGCGTCCATCACCGCAGACGACGCGCTGACCGTGACTGGCACCGTCGACCTGTACTGGGTCGACCTGGGCAACGTCACGAGCTAAGGGAACAAAGCATGACGGCAAAGGACGACAGCGCATTCGAGGTGCGCGCCGAGGTGCTCAAGGTGGACGAGAGCCTAGGCCTCGTCATGGGCTTCGCGATCGTGTGCTCGGAGGCCGGCGAGCCGTACTTCGACGTGCAGGGCGACCACATCCCGGAGGACGCCATGCTGAAGGCCGCGGCGGACTTCATGATGAACAGCCGCGTGGCCGGCCAGATGCACACCGACGAGGACGGCGTCTTCACGGCTGTGAGCCAGAAGGCCGCGGCGGACCACGGCACGGTAGTCTTCGCGTGGCCGCTGACCGAGGACATCGCAAAGGCGTTCAACATCCTCACGCACAAGACGGGGCTGATGATAGCCGTCAAGCCGGACAAGGACATGCTGGAGAAGTTCCAGCTCGGCGAGTACACCGGCTTCTCTATCGGTGGGAGCCGCGTCAAGGACGAGGAGGTCGACTAAAATGCCGCAGGGCAAAAACGCTGGCTCGCACGCTGGCCCCAAGCGCCGCATCATGCGAGCGCTGAAGATCAACGAGATCAGCGGCGTCGACGTGCCGGCCCAGGAGGGCGCCGTCGCCGTCATCATGAAGCGCGCGGAGCCGCGCGACCCCCAGACAGAAATCTCGAAGAAGGCCTGGCTGACCACGTCCGTGGACGGCCACGCCCACCTGGTCGACGAGCAGGACTACGAGGGCAAGCTGCGCAACGCCGGCGACACCTCGTGGACGCGCTCCGAGGGAGACGACAGCGGCCACTCGCACCCCTGGGTGCGGAACCGCGACGGCTCCGTCACGATCGGGGAGGCCGAGGGACACTCGCACGAGGTCATCGAGACTGAGAAGCGCTCCGCCGGCGCGACCGGCAACGTCGAAACCAAGGAAAAGGACGACCAGACCATGCCGAAGGACAACACCCAGGACCAGCCGACGGTCGAGGCGCTGCAGGCACAGCTGAAGACCGCCAACGCCCTCGCCGCCCTGACGGACGTCGAGAAGGCCCACTACAACTCGCTCGAGGGCGACGAGGCGAAGGCCACGTTCCTGGGCAAGTCCGCCGACGACCGCAAGGCCGACGTCGACAAGGCCGCCGAGGCCAAGGCGGCGGCCGCCGCCAAGGCCGCAGGCGCCGACCCCGTGGTCTACACGACCATGGACGGCGTCGAGCTGCGCAAGTCCGCCGGCGAGGCCCTGATCGCCATGGCGAAGTCCAACGACGCCATCCGCAAGGAGAACCAGGAGCTCCGCGAGGGCCGCGAGAGCGACGCCCTCAACAAGCGCGCCGAGGTCGAGCTCGCGCACCTGCCCGGCACCGTCGAGGAGCGCGCCGCGCTGCTCAAGGCCGCCGAGGGCATCAAGGACGAGGGCCAGCGCAAGGCCGCGCTGAACGCGCTCAAGGCGCAGAACGAGGCCATGAGCTACGCCTTCAAGAGCTCGGGCACCAGCATCACCCCGGCCCCCGGCTCCCCCGCCGACGACCTGGACAACCTCGCGAAGAAGCACCGCGAGGCCAACCCCGACCTGACGCCCGAGCAGGCCTACAGCGCGGTCCTCAAGACCGCCGAGGGCCGCCAGCTCTACGCCAAGTCGGTCAACTAGGCTGACCGCCTAGCCCAGAAACAGAGGACACGAGGAGAACAGAAATGGCCTCTACCCAGGCAACCAAGGCGGTCAACCTGATCGCCGGCGAGGACCTCCGCGGCGACTACTGCGAGCTCCTGCAGATCGAGAACGACAGCGACGTCGGCAAGGTCATCAAGACCACCGGCGTCACCAACACGCCCATCGGCGTGCTGGGCGAGGAGCCTGACGCGGCGGCGACCACGGACGGCGAGACCGTGCCGGTCGTCCTGCTGCAGGGCGTCATCAAGGTCAAGGCCGGCGCCACCATCACGGCGGGCCAGCTGATCGTGCCGGACACCACGGCGGGCCGGGTGGCCGGCGTAGCCAACGTCGGCGCCCTGGCGGATGACAGCATGGCCATCGGCATCGCGCTCGAGAGCGCGGTGGACGGGGACATCTTCGAAATCCTCGCCATGCCGATCGCCGCGCCGCACACTGCCTAACGGACAGCGGACCAACCTCCAGCCTAAAAGGACAAGGAGCTCACAATGCCCTACACTTCCCCGTCGCGGTCCGACGTCCACGTCAATCGGCCGCTGACCAACATCTCGATCGCGTTCCTCCAGAGCGCGGACAACTTCGTGGCTTCGAAGGTGTTCCCGAACATCCCGGTGAACAAGAAGTCGGACGCCTACTTCACCTACGATCGCGGCGAGTTCAACCGCGACGAGATGGAGGAGCGGGCACCCGGCACCGAGAGCGCCGGCGGCACCTACGACGTCGCGAACGACACCTACTTCGCCCGGACCCGCGCCTACCACAAGGACATCCCGGACGAGGTACGCGACAACGCCGACGACCCGATCGACCTGGACCGCGAGGCGACCGAGTTCGTCACGCACAAGGGCCTGATCAAGCGCGAGGTCACCTGGGCGGCCACCTACTTCACGGCCGGCGACCCGGGCGACACCTGGACCTTCGACGTGGACGGCGCCTCCTCGCGCTCGGCGTCGTTCGACCCGACCAGCGCTGCGAACAACAACGCGGTGTTCTGGAACGACGCCTCCTCGACCCCCATCGAGGACGTCCGCCTGCTCAAGCGTCACGTGCTGGAGAGCACCGGCTTCGAGCCGAACGCCCTGACCCTGGGCCGGGCGGTCTACGACGCCCTGGTCGACCACCCCGACATCGTCGGGCGCATCGACCGCGGCCAGACGACCGGCGTGGCCATGGCGAACCGGCGCGCGCTCGCCGAGCTGTTCGAGGTCGAGGACATCCTCGTGATGAACGCGATCCAGAACACCGCGAAGGAGGGTCAGACCGCCTCGCACTCCTTCATCGGCGGCAAGCACGCCCTGCTGTCGTACCGGCCGCGCACCCCGGGCATCCTGACGCCCTCCGCCGGCTACACCTTCAGCTGGACGGGCCGCGTCGGCTCGGGCAACGACGGCATGCGGGTAAAGCGCTTCCGCATGGACCACCTCGAGAGCGACCGCGTCGAGATCGACATGTCCTACGATCAGAAGAAGATCAGCGCCGACCTGGGCGCCTTCTTCGGGTCCATCGTCGAGTAACGACCCGCGGCAAGAGCACAGTAACTTAAGGGCGTGGCCGGTCCGGCGGGACCGGCCACCTCCCTCAACACGAGGACGACAAGATGGCCCGCAAGGTACGCAAGCTGCGCCACTGGAAGCAGCGCTGGAACAAGAACGCCGCCTTCGTGTGGCGCAAGCGCATCAAGTACGCCGGCGAGCTCACCGAGCCCGGCAGCCCAATCCCCGAAGACCTGCAGAAGGCCCCTACGAAGCTGCGTCGCTTCTGGGAGAGCCAGACCATCGAGCTCGCCGAGTTCGAGGAGCCAGACGTCGCCACCGGCCAGCCGCACCAGGCCAAGGCCGCCGAACCCGCAAAGGCGGAGACCGAGGGCGAGCCAGTCGAGGGCCTCGAGGGCGTCACCGTGGAGAGCCTGAAGGGCTCCTGGGTCCTCGTGCGCACGCCTGGCGAGCCAGCCGGCATCAAGGTGAACGGCCAGAAGAAGCTCGAGGAGCTCCTGGCAGAGCTGCGCCTCGAGGCCTCCGACGAAGACGAGGGCGACGGCGAGGGCGACGGAGAGGACGCCTCGGAGGAAGACGCGGACGGTGACGCCGAACAGGCCGCCGAGGACGCCGACGGCAGCGACGACGAGGCCGGGGACGCTCCGGACGGCGAGGCCGCCGGCGACGCGGACGGCAGCGAAGGCGAAGGGAGCGAGGAGGAGGACTTCCTCAGCTGACCCATGCCCGACACGCAGATCAAGGCCATCGTGCGCGACCTGGAGCGCGTATCGGAGAGGGTGATCGCCAAGATCACCCTGGACGTGGTGGCCAACCTCACCGACACCGGCAAGCCGTGGGGCACACCGGTGGACGTGGGCTGGGCGAGGGCCAACTGGGTGCCCTCAATAGGCTCGCCGGTGAGCAAGAACCTGAGGGACGTGCCGTCGACGTCGGCGAACGCGGCGGCAGCGCAGGCCGAGCAGCGGTCGGCCGTGGCGCGCATCGCGACCGGCTACAGGCTCGACCAGGGCAAGGTGTTCATCTCGAACAACGTCCCGTACATCCTGAGGCTCAACGACGGGTCGTCCAACCAGGCGCCCGCAGGCTTCGTGCAGAACGCCATACGCAAGGCCGTCACAGAGGACATAAGGGGCTTCACAGGATGACGACCCCGAACGAAGCAAAGGAAGCAATCTACGCGAGGTTCGTCGCCAACTTCACGGGCGTCACCTCCGACCGGATAGACTTCGACAACGAGGACTTCAACGAGCCCTCGAGCGGCAGCTGGGTGCGCCTGTCGGTGCGGACGGGCCCGAGGCTGCAGAACACGATGGGAAAGCAGGGCAACAGGCGGTTCCGCACCGCCGCCACGGTGTTCGTGCAGGTATACACCCAGACGAACACCGGCGTACAAACGGGTGACACGCTGGCCAAGGCCGCGGCCGACATCTTCGAGGGCGAGAGCTTCTCGGGGCTGGACTTCAGCGCGGTGGACGTCAGGGAGACAGGCCCCAGCGGCAAATGGTACCAGCACGTGGTCGAGGCCCCTTTCGACTACGACGAGATCAAATAGAGGAGGATCGGCATGGGCCGCGTTCTGACCAACAACGTAAGCCTGGCTTACACGATCGAGACGGCTCTCGGCGTAGCGGGGACCACGTGGTTCCTCCTGGAGCCGAACTCCATCAACAGCTTCGGCGCCGAGATCACCACCGTAGCCCGCAACCCGATCAGCCGCAACCGCCAGCGGCGCAAGGGCACGGTGACCGACCTGGACAGCGCGGTGGAGTTCGAGGAGGACCTCACCCTGTCGTCCTTCCGGCACTTCATCGAGGGCTTCTGCTTCGTCACCGGCATCAACACGGACGTGACGGCCCTCGCTTCGACCGCGGCCGAGACGACCGGCGACACCTACACCATCGCCGCGCTCAACGCGGCGCAGGCCGAGAAGTTCGAGGTTGACACGCTGGTCTGGGCGGAGGGCTTCTCCCTGGCGGCGAACAACGGCCTGAAGGTGCTCGACACCGACGCGTCCAACACGGACACGTCCCTGGCCGTGGCCGACAACCTGGCCGACGAGGCCTCGCCGCCTGCTGCGGCGCGCGTGTCCTTCGCCGGCCACCGCATCGCGGCAGCGGACACGGTCACCTGGACCTGGGACGGCGGCTCCAACCAGGCCACCCTGAGCGAGACCGGCGTGGGCACCCTGCTCGCGCAGCTCGGGCTGACCGCAGGCCAGTTCGTGCACGTCGGCTCCATCGCCACCGCCGGCGGGGCGATCCAGAACGCCTTCGAGAACTCTGCGGCCAACGACATGTACGGCTGGGCGCGCGTGGTCAGCGTCGGCACGGACGACGTCGTGTTCGACAAGGTGGACGCTGCGCTGCAGTTCACCGACAGCACTGACCCGGCGACCGCGGTGGACATCCTGTTCGGGGAGTTCATCCGGAACGTGCCGACCACCGGCGTCGACTACCTGGAGCGGTCCTTCCAGTTCGAGGTGGAGTTCCCGAACCTCGACGCTGGCGGCGGCTCGGAGTTCCAGTACGCGCTGGGCAACTTCTGCAACACGGCCGCGTTCAGCCTGCCGCTGACCGACAAGGCGACGATCACCTTCGCCTTCATCGGCACCGACACGGAGAACCCGGTGGTGGCCGGCAGCCGGAAGTCGGGTGCGTCGTCTGCGACCAACCCGCTCGACACGGGCGCGTTCAACACGTCCTCCGACATCGCGCGGCTGCGCATCACGGAGACCGACGAGGACGGCATCACGACGGACTTCAAGTCCCTCACCATGACGCTGAACAACAACGTCAGCCCCGAGAAGGTGCTCGGCCAGCTCGGCGCCCGGTACATGAACACGGGCAACTTCGAGGTCGACCTGGAGGCGCAGCTGGTCTTCACCGACGGCGCAGTGGTGAACAAGATCAGGGACAACGAGACGGTGACCATGGACTTCATCGTCAAGAACGACGACGGCGTGATCGCCGTGGACATCCCGTCCATGACCCTCGGTGGCGGCGGGCGCGAGTACCCCGTCAACGAGAGCGTGCTGATCAACACGACCGGGCTGGCGTTCCAGGACAGCACCCTGAACACCTCCATCGGCGTCAGCATCCTCCCGGTGCCGCTGCCCTAATCGACAACGAAGGCGCCGCGGCCAGGTAGGCCGCGGCATACTTCCGGACGAACGCCGGAACATACAGGAGAAAGCGTGCAATGGTCGACTTCAGCCACCTCAAGCAGCTCGACGTCTCGATCGACCGGACGGCCGAGTTCACCCTCCACCAGATCACCGTGAACGGCAAGACGCCTACGCTGGTCGTGGCCCCCGCCACGGAGGCCAACAAGTCCTACTTCAACGCGCTCCTCAAGCGCGCCGGGAAGTCCGCCCGGCAGCTGCGGTCCGGCAACATCAACGCCGGCATGATCGAGGAGAACCGCGAGGAGGACAAGGAGCTCTACCCGAAGCACGT